ATAATGGGTATTGATTTAAAGAAAATGCGAGAGCGTAAAACCGCTCTAGAAAATAAGGGCAACGGCAACAATCGTTTTTGGCGCCCTCAAGATGGCGAACAAACTATTCGTATTGTTCCCACGTCGGACGGTGATCCATTTAAGGATTATTGGTTCCACTATAATGTTGGAGACAATCCGGGATTTTTGAGTCCTAAAAGAAATTTTGGAGAGGATTGTCCACTAGATTCTTTTGTACGCCAACTTTGGCAAGAAGGCACAGAAGATAGCAAGCGTATGGCAAAAAAGCTTTCCGCTCGCCAACGATTCTTTGCACCCGTGGTTGTCCGCGGCGAAGAAGACAAAGGTGTGCGCGTCTGGGGCTTTGGTAAGCAGGTTTATGAGACACTTCTTAATCTTGTTTTAAATCCTGAATATGGAGACATTACCGACCCAGAAACAGGAACCGACTTAACTCTTGCCTACGGAAAGCCCGCAGGGGCTTCTTTCCCAGTCACTCAACTTACCCCTCGGCGGCGAAGTTCCCCTCTTTGTCCCGAGCCAGAAAGATGTCGTGAACTTTTGGATACAATTCCAGATTTTGATGAGGTCTTTGCTAGTAGCCGTAAAACAACCGTAGAGGTTCAAGGCATGCTAGATGAATTTCTTTTGGGCGATTCCGACCCTGAAGACAATTCCGCTGAAACCACCAAATATAACAACGAGGCGGCCTCTAGTGCCCCCTCTTCTGTTGATCAAGCTTTTGCTGACCTCCTCGGTGGTTAGAGGCACGGGGGGCCTTCGGGCCCCCCATTTTTAATAGAGAAAGGAAAAAGCATGGAGTGTCGCGTATGGTATACCATTTTCGGTATAATAATAGAGTGTACTTTTTAAAGGAATATTATGGCAAAAACTAAAACAAAAACAGGAAAGCTTTCTATCGAAGATATGCGAAAGCTCATTAATAAAAAGGCTGGCATGAGCGTTGCTCACGACTTAACAAAAGACAACCCTACTCAAGTTAAAGATTGGATTCCTACGGGTTCCCGCTGGCTTGACAGCATTATCTGCCGCGGCCAGCTTGCTGGCATTCCCGTGGGAAAAATAACAGAGATCGCCGGTTTAGAATCCACTGGCAAGTCTTACATGGCAGCACAGGTGGCCGCCAATGCGCAAAAGATGGGCATTGACGTGGTTTATTTTGATTCAGAATCGGCAATTGACCCATCCTTTCTTAAAAAGGCTGGTTGTGTTGTTGACAACTTGTTATATGTGCAAGCTAGTTCTGTGGAATTTGTATTAGAAACAATAGAGGAACTACTGGGATCCAATGAAAACAGAATGCTTTTTATTTGGGACTCGCTTGCTCTTACACCGTCTGTTTCAGATGTGGAAGGCGACTTTAATCCTCTCTCATCAATGGCAGTAAAGGCGCGCATCCTTGCAAAGGGAATGTCAAAATTGACTGTTCCGATTGCTAACACGCAGTCAACGTTTTTGGTTTTGAATCAGCTTAAAACTAATATCACTAGGAGCCCTTCAGAGGCCCTCACAACGCCTTATATGACTCCAGGGGGTAAAGCTATGATTTACGCCTATTCGTTGCGTGTGTGGCTTACAGGACGCAAAGCAAAGGCTTCTTTTGTTTTGGATGATAAGGGATTTAGAATTGGCTCTGAAGTAAAGGTAAAACTAGAAAAATCTCGCTTTGGAACACAAGGTCGACAATGTGCTTTTAAAATCCTGTGGGGTGATGAGATTGGAGTACAAGATGAAGAAAGTTGGCTGGAAGCAATCAAGAGCGCAGACTCACTAAAGCAAGCTGGAGCTTGGTATGAACTTTGTTATGATGACGGCACATGTGAAAAGTTTCAAGCTGCGAAGTGGGTTGAAAAATTACAGGATGAAAAATTTCGAAATCGAGTGCTTACAATCATGGACGAAGAAATTATAATGAAATTTCACGACCGCACAGGCAATTCAGAAGACTTTTATGAGGAACAATCTTAATTTATAAACTATTTAGTTATGTTAGGAGAAACCTTTCATGAAATTAACTAAATCATCCCTGCAAGAACTTATCCGCGAAGAAATAAAGAAAACACTTTTAGACGAAGGGAAGGATGGAAACGCCTATGCTGTTTGCACTTCTTCAATAGCAAAGACTGCTGGCACTTCAAAAAGAAGTAAATGGTCCGACGCTGAGAAAAAACGTTTTGAGAAGTGTGTCAAAGAAGTGGCAAAAAAGCCCGGAATGCACAAAGAAGAAATCAAGAAAGAAATCAAGAAAGCACTCCTCGAACAACTTGGGAGATGCAGAATTCCGAGAATGCCTTCTACTTTTTCTAGCTCGAATTATATGACAGACGACGGGAAACGCGCCCTTCCGGTTAAACTCTGGCCGGAGATTGGTACCGGCGCAATCGGTGCCAAGCGCGCTACACAACACGTATGGTGGGTAATAGACCCTTCAAAAAAAATGAATGATTACATGACTATGGGGGAGTTTGTCACTTGGCTGAGCAACAACGGCTGTCATAGGCCGAAGTCGACCCAGATTGGCCGCCTGTATGGACCCATCTCCATGCGCCCGTGGAAACTCTGGTCTGACGTGAGTGATTATTTTGACCCCGAACCTGAAGAAGAAGATGAAGACTTGGAGTTGGACCGCGAAACGGAATACGAGGAGTTTGAGCCCATGGATGTTGATGACGAGGGCCCACCCGGACCGCCAAACGTCGAAGGGGGCTGTGGTCCGCGCCCACCGCTTGGTAAGGGTTGGCCTCAACGACCGGTCGATGATGAACGCCGAAAGAAATTCCGCGCATGGCTCAAATGCACAAAAGCTGCCAAGCGACGCAAAAAATAAACATTTTTTCCTTGCATTTTAAAAATGAGATGCTATAATGAATAGGTAATTGATTGTTAGGAGAAAATATGAATTTCAAAAAATACAAACATCTATTCAATATTCACTTGTTTGCCTCTATTGCGGTGGCCACGGCCCTTCATTTCTCTATTATTTTATCTTCACTTTTTTTGTGGGAAGCACCCCCACATCCTGATCGACAGGAACAAGAATTTAAGAAAATTGAGATGTCAGTGTCATACCACAATACATCAAAATATCTAAGTGATGAAGAATTACAAAAAATATTAGACGCAGAAGAAGAATATGAGAAGAATCTTACCGATGCAGATCGTGCACGACAGCGAGAAGTTGATGAGATTAGTCGGCACCTCTATAGCGATAATAACGTTATTTCACCTCCCGCACCTCGCAATCCCGGCTTTCCGGAACCTCAGAACAAGGAATAAAAATTGAAACGTTTAATGATAATTGATGCCCTCAATCAATTTTTGAGAGCCTATATAGTTAACCCAACATTATCACCCAATGGAGATCCAATTGGTGGGACCGTTGGGTTTCTCAAAATACTACAAAAACTTTGTCGAGAAGTTAAGCCCGACAAAATTGTAATCTGCTGGGATGGCAAAGGAGGAAGCAGAAGGCGCAAGCTTGTAAATAAAAATTATAAGGAGGGTCGTAAGCCCTTGCGTCTCAACCGTGATATTAAAAATCTGACACAAGAAGAAGAGCTTCAAAATAAAGTTTGGCAACAGTTACGAACAATGGAGTATCTAAACAACTTTCCGGTGATACAACTAGTATCGAACGGTGTGGAAGCTGATGATGTTATTTCATTTGTAGCACAACTTCCAGACTTTAATGGTTGGCAAAAAGTTATTGTTTCGAGCGATAAAGACTTCTTCCAATTACTCGATGACGAAACAGTTGTATTGCGTCCTACACAGCAAGAGGTTCTTAATAAAAATGCTATTATAGAAAAGTTTGGTATCCATCCAACAAATTTTGCACTCGCTCGTGCCATCGTTGGGGATAAGAGTGATAATCTAGGGGGCGTCAAAGGGATCGGCCTCCCCACAATTGCAAAAAGACTGCCATTCTTAGTTGAAGAAAAAACATATACTATTGGTGAGGTGTCTGATTATTGTACCAACACAAATTCCAAACTTAAAGCATATCAAAATATTGCGGAAAGCGAAGATATTATTAGAGAAAATTATCAGCTGATGCAATTGTATAGTCCTAGCATTTCTGTGCAAACTAAGACAGAAATTAAGTATACTGTTAGAAATTCCGAATTAACACTTGACAAAACATCTACAGATGGTATGATGTTAGAAGACGGAATTGGAAAAACCAGTTGGCTGGATTTGCTTATTGTATTTAAAAAGATTATAAATGGAGAAAAAGAATGAAAAAATTTATTAGTCTATTGTTTTTGTTAGTGGGAGTTACGGCCTGCGAAGTTCGATCTACGCCCGGCCGCACCGCAATTGTTGTAGAACCTCCGTCTGTTGTTCTAGAATCACAAGTTTGTGAACCGAGTCCCCACGACCTACTTTGGGCGTCTTACTGTGATGGCTCTTGTTGTTATGAAGAATATTGGGATGGCCGTTGGTTTTGTGAAGAAGCTTGGTGCTATGACTATTACTACTGTGGTTGGGAATACCTGGGAGACATTTGTTATTAATATGAAAAAACGTAAAGTAGAAAAACCTTGGGGCCATGAGGAAATTTGGGCCGAGTGTGATAAATATGTGGGCAAATTACTTGTCATAAACGCAGGAGAGAGGCTTTCTAGACAATACCACGAAGTAAAGGATGAAACAATATATGTCCTCAAAGGCGAATTGGTGCTAGAGATTGGAGCAGAAGAAGACATGGAACGACTTCTTCTTGGCCAAGGCGCATCCTATCATGTTACGCCCGGCACAGTACATCGTTTTGCTGCACCTTCCTGCGGTTGTACCTTGATTGAAGTTTCAACTCCA